CCATTTAAGGACTCCTTGTTTATTTAGAACCTGAACCAAATCCGGCTCCGCGACTGACTGACGATTTTTTCTCGGCAAACAGAGGCATCATCGGGTTATTGTTTCGCATGAAGTGGTTGTCCACTGATTCCATCTGGTTTTGAGCCTGCTGATCGTAGTAGTCGTCCCGAGAACGTGCTCTTTCGGCAGACATCTTGCAAAGCATGAGTCCACCAATTTCGACGTTGCCTGTCTTTTCACTACCAGTAATCATCAACTCAGGATGGTCTACTGCTTTCACCGGCTCCCAGCCATCGCGGAACTTACGTGACACGTTGGTTGGTTCGTGCTGACCCAAGACATGTGTGGCTACCCAACGGTAGACATATCCGGGTTCAGGTGTCGGATCGGGCAGTGCAGTCGGCGGTACGTATACAGCACGGGCCTGCTTTTCGCGTGAAACATTGTCACGAGGGGTACGGTTTTCAGCCATTTTGATTCTCCAATTTTAAAACTTCAGCAACATATTTCTTAGGGTCAAGGTTGTACTTTTTAATTAACGCAGCTTGTGACGGCGTTAATTGCACTTTCCTTGTTCCAGTCGAACGAGTTGCCGGAGCAACTACTGCTGCCGGTTTTCTACTGGAGGTATCAACCGACCTTGGCCTGTCTTCGTTTCCACCAAAAACTTCAGGGAACTTTGACTTCACGCGAGCATCAATTTGCTCGAAATATTCGTCTTGGCGGGGATCGACCCCGGAGTTGACTAGTTTTTGATGCAGCCCTAGTGCAAAGCTGGTAACTTCTTCAAACCCATCCGAACCAAACCACTGGTTTTTTGCCTGCCAGCGCAGGGTTTTTTCGTCCGGTTGAACAGATTGGGTCTGTTGTTGTCGCGGTTGTACCTCATATTCTTCGGCTTGTAAAGGGGGTGGGCGAAAATTTTGTGCCTGTTGTAATTTTGCCTTGGCCTCGAACAAAGCTTCCTGAGCCGCAAGGATAGCATCGGTGTCAAACGACTCCTGTGCCGCCTTGTAATCTCGGCGTGCTTTCTCCAATTCTGCCCCTGCCGCAGTCTGGGCCATAGCACCATACTGTTCAGTGCCAGTAGCCACATATTGTTTGAGACGCTTGTTCTCTTCAACCATGTGCTGTGCAAGACGCTCAAGTTCTTGCTTCTCCCTCAAAAGGGCTTCTTTGGCGCGGCGCTCGTCGTGACGCGCATGAGTCAACTCCTTGATGCGGTCTTGTGCCCCTCTTGTATAAGACTCAATCTCATCGTCTGTAGGGTCTTCAACCTCTCGGCCCAATGGCCTACGGCCACGGTCTTGGATAGGTGTATCGTCAACAATCTCAATTTCAACATCGCCTTCGGGTTGAATGATCTCAACATTTTGGCTCTTGTCGTCCTCAAGTTCGTCGGGGAACTTGTATTGCTCTGCCATTTTTGCTCCTTTAAGCGCGGGTTAGCCCACGAGGGTCTTGCACAACAGCGTCCACTTGGTCATCATTGATGAGCCGGAACTCTTTTCCAAAAATCTTAAATCGCGTACCGGAATAGGTACGCACGAGCACAAAATCACCAGCCTTGCACCACGCGCCTGCGGGGAACTTGGTTTGGTCTTTGTACGCGTCTGGGCCAACCTTCAACACAAACAACACGGTTGTGGCGTGCTCTTCTTGTCTAAGGGTGGACGTGGCTTTTACGAGATCAAGCTCAGTGCCGTCAATCTTTTCAGAAATGTCGGGCACGGCACACAGCAACTTCCAGCCTGTCGGCTCTGGCAGCATGGTGGCTTTCTCTTCGTCTGTAGCGTCTTGCGCTGGCGCATCGACGGGTTGGATTGCATCGGGCAGGGCAAACTGCCCCGGTTCAAGCGTGAGTTCACTCATCGGATTTTTCAACTTTCTCTGCAAGGTCAAGTAGATGGCGCTCTGCGATGGCTAGACCCTGAATAACCCCGCAAAGTTTTTGGTACTCTTCAAAAGTGCGACACCCACCACCAGCGCAGTCATCTGCGTAGTTGTTCATGTCGGTGCGTAATTTGTCGCGCAATACGCGTGCGAAATCTTGAATCATTTAGTTGTTTTCTCCTGTTGGCTTTTATTTTGTGCCGCTTGTCGAACCAAGTCCATGCCCATTTGACGTTGCTTGTTCTTGACATCCCCTGCTTTAGCAAGCGCGTTCATGTCTGTTGTTTTCTTCTGTTGCTGTAGCTGCCCTGCTTTGTTCATGGCATCTACTTGAAGCCGTCGGTTATCCAACTCCAACCGGCCCTTCATCTCTTGCGCCTTAAGTTGCAGATCTTGTTGCTTGATCTGGATCTCCTGCTGCTTGATCTGCAACTCTTGTTGCTGCAACTGGAGCAGTGGGTCTTGGGCTTGTTGCTGAGCCTGTTGCTGCTGAGCCTGCGCTTGGCTTTGCTGGAGCACTTGTTGTGCGGCCTGCGCCATCATGCCTGACAGCGCGATCTCCACTTGAGGAGCCATCTTCTCGCCCTCGGGCGGCAGAGGCATACCAAGCTGCTGCTCAATCTTTTGGCGGTAGGCAAAGCCAACGTGCTCAGCAATGTGCGCCATCATCGCGGCTTGGATCTGTGCAGCCTTGGGGTTCTGGCCAACCAACTGCATGATGATGGGGTCTTGCATCGCCATCATGTGTACCTTGATGTGGGACTCATGGTCTTGGTAGAAGAACGCTTTAAGAGGCGCGCACTTAAGCGCCTCCATGTTCTCAGACACGGGGTCTTTTGGCTTCTGGTCTTCTGGCAGGGGCACAAGCTTGTCAGCATCCTTGATACCCAGCACTTCCAGCATGTTGCGGTGCAACTGCGGCAGGTCGTAAATATCAGGAGCCATCTGTGCCATCTGGATGACCGCTTGGTACTGCACAACCCGCTGGCTCATTGTGGCCGCGTTGGGGTCGCTCACAGGGATGATGTCGATGTGGTCGTAGTCAGACTGCTTGGCCTTACGTGGCGCATCAATGGGGTCGTAGTCATAGTCTGGGTCGGTGTAGTCGCGGATGATCGCGGCCAACAGACGCAACTCTTGCTTGAAGGTGTAGTGCAGACGGGCTTGCACGGCGCTCATCACTTTAAGCTGACGCTCGAGTAACGCAAGCGTGGTGCCCACGGGCGCTTGGGCGCTCATGTCCGACACGTTCATATCTGCGGTTGCAGCGAACCTACGGCCTTCCTCTACGATTTTGTCCAATAAACCAGATAGAACTATTGATGGCTCCTTGTAGGGTAAGGGCAGGATGCTGTCACGCAGTGCCCCAGAGCCAATGTCTACGTCACGCCATTCTCCGGGAGCGATGGGGGTGTCGTCTCCTTTAATGCGCATTCCGCGAGCCTTAAGACCTCCGGGTAAGTTAGAAAGCGTCCCAGCATCGACGAGCTGACGCATAAGGCTGGTGGCTGACTTGGCGTATCCGCCAATGAGGTGGAAAAGGCCGAAGCCGTAAGCTCCAAAACCCGGGATGTATTGGTAATGAACAAAGTGTTGTCGCTTGAGTCTGAGGGGATCATCTTGTTCCCAGTTGCGCCGAATTGACAAGACATCATTGCTTCCTTTTATCAGGGTAACTACGTATGGCTTTGTGATGCCGGTGGGTTCGCCGTCTTCTTCATCCTCATCGCCGTCCAGCACCAAGTCCACATGGCACTCATACAGGGTGTAGCGGTTGTCGTTGAGGTCGGAGAAGCCTGTCTCTTTGTCCTTGGCCTGCTTGATGTTGTCGCGTTCTTTGCCAGGTTCAGGCAACTCGATGTCGCGGTAGAAGCCTGCCTGCTGGAGCTTGATGATTTCGTTCTCGGTCTTGCGCATGACGTGAGTCAGGCGGTAGCAAGTGTCCAAGTCCGTGGTGCCGTAAGGCAGCAGGATGTCTTCTGCTGGGATGAACATCGAAACTTGACGTCCCAAACTGGGATCGTAGTAGACCTTCTTGAACGCTGAACCCGTAGCGGGTAGGCTCCACAACATGCGCTCATGCTCAGGGCGGAACTCGCGCATGACCTCTGTCAACTCGTAGTTCATGTCAGCCTCGACACGCACAGCCGCTTCTTGCTTGTCAGGTGTCTCTTTACCCAATATCTTGGTACGCACGGGCCCTTGGGCTGGGAACTGCTCCGTGATGGTCTCTGACTGGAAGCGCACGACCGCCTCTGTAATCATGGGGTGGAACACGCCACACGCGCCGTTCCAAGGTTCTGTACGCTCTTCGTACTGGAGTCCCAGAAGCTTCAAGCCTTCGGTGTAGGCTTTCTCCCAGTCCTTGCGGGAGTTTCGGTCGTTGTCAATATCTCCAGCCAAGTCGCCTGCCAGTGTAGACAGCGCACCCTCGTCCATGTCTTCGGCCAAGTTCTCATTGAAGTCGTCCTCGCCATCGGCAATCATGCTAATCTCTAAGTCGCCGGCGTGGATGTTGACAGCTTCAGGGTCAACAATCTCGATCTCAATGGCCTCTTCATCCTGCGCCAGATCGCCTATGCCTTGGGGTTGTTGGTACAG